TTATTATTATTGCCGTTCAAGGAAATTGCCCTTTCGGAGAGAGCGTAAGATTCCTTTTCGGGAATATCAATTGTCCTTTTGGTAACAGCGTTTACCCCCGAAGGGGTAGTTGCTGTTACCGCTTTGGTGGGTTCGTTGTTTACCTTTTCGGTAGCGGTTTCACCGCCGTTGTTGCCGTTTGAGTTGCTGCCAAAATTGCCGTTTTCACGGTCACTCCAATCACAAAAATTGGCGTTCAATACGTCATAGTTAAGGCGTATATGGGTGGCGGGGTCACCGTCAAGGCGGAACGTTTTAGTGGTGATGAACCCCTTGCGCGCAAGTATCCTTGCGGCACGGTCGTACTGCTTTGCGCTGATGCGGATTTCGTCTTTCCAGTCTGCACGGCGGCGAGCAATCCATGTATAGCCGTCACGCTCTATACGTTCCGTTTTTGCGTCCGATTCGGGGCTGAGCAGGTAAATGATACGGTCAAGCAGAATGCCCGCTATAAGGTCTCCTGCGGCGTCAATGGTGCTGATGCGTGCGGTGAATGCGTTGATGTTGATGTTAGTGTTTGCCATGTTAATTTTCCTCCGTATTTTTGAAATTTTTAAGCATTTCTGTTTTGATTATGTAGGGGTATGCGGTACTTGCCCTTCGTTGCGGGATTTCACGCATGAGCAGCCCTCTTTCCGTCAGGGCGTTCCTTGCGAGTGCCAAGGTCGCCTCTTTTACCTCAAATTTCTTGCAAGTGTCGGTAATTTTTTCATACCAACGGTCTTCACTGTTGCGGTTGCTGTAAGCATATGCGTAGTACAGCATTGCAAGCGGCTTAAGCCTAAATTTGAGCATCCACGGTTCAATAACGATGTCTTTTTCGTTGTCAAGCTCCATGATTGCCTGTCGGAGCGTTTCCCGTTCGTCTTCTTCGGGGTCTGCTTCCTCCATAATCACGTCTCGGTAGTCGATAGGTGCCGGCGGTGCAGACGGTGGGGTTTCATCGCAAAGCTCATGCGGGGGCTTGCCTAACTCCGTGACCTGTATAAACAGCATACAGTCTTTGCAAATCTCAACCCGCTGATATTCAATGCAGCCTTTTGTTGCAAGGGCTTTAAGCAATTCAGTAGCAAACGTTTTTGTTTGGTGCGTTGCCTGCTTAAACTCTTGCATCGTTGTTTGCAGCGGTCTTTCGCCGCCGTCAGTCTCTTTTAAAATCCACGCATATGCACGGATTTCTTCGTCGGACAGCTTTAACTTTTTTTCAAGCCATTCTTTAATCATTTTAGCCTCCTTCGTAAGCCGTGTGTAGATTATAGCACACTCTGCACGATTAGTCAACAACAAATTTGCGCCAATAGAATATATACACTAAAAGGCGGGAGTAATTCACTTCCCGCCTGTAAGTGCGTATAGGTTTTCTTTAGAGCTTAGAACGGAAGGTCTGCTTCCACCTCGGTAAACCTGCCTTCGTCCGTGAACTGTCGGCTGTAGCCTGTTTGACAATCGGTGATTGTCTCATCAAGTTTTTGAGGGTCGCTCTTTTTCTTGCTCGACAGCATCTCCATGTTCTGCACCGTTAGCTGCAATTCGGCTTTTGCTTCGGCGTTCTTGTCCAGATAGCCGTGTGCCTTTGCAGTGCCTTCAACGTACACTTTCATGCCTGTAGTGAGGTACTGCTGACATATCTCTCCCAGCTTATCCCACGCCGTACAGCGTATGTACTGCGTTTCCTCGCCGTTTTTGCGGCGGTCGTTCACGGCAACCACGAACAGGCAGTAGTTCTTGCCCGATTGTGTGCTGCGCATTGTAGGCTGTGTGGCAACATTGCCGATAAACATAGACTTATTCATGCGTCAATCCTCCAAAATATATTTTGCGTAAGATACTCTGCGTCCGTCTGCTCGTGTCCTTGATACAGACGTTGTGCGGATTTTGTGTCCCTTTGCCCTCAGGTCGTAAATCCTTGCGGACAAACGGTATATGTCCAGCACTTCAACAGCTTCTTGCGCTGTTATAGTGCCGTACTCTTTGAGCCAGTCCAACACCATTTTGTTTTGTTGTTCCACCATGTCCACCTCCTTCTGTGGATTATCGAACCCATTGAGGGTTATTGTTACCGTGGATTCGATAATATCGCAATCAACATCAAATATCCAGCCCCATACGCTAAGAATGGTAATTGCGTTTGCAACGGCATTCACCGTGAGTCGCGTTCGCTCCGTTATTTTCGATACGGATATTCCCTTGCCCGGCGGCAACAGTTTCATTACCGTAAGCACTTTTGCGGCGGGCTGAAACGTCCTGCTGACTTCGGCGCGGGAGTACAGACAGTCTACAGCTTCCGTTTCCGTCATACCGAACGGGTTTGATACAGTGCGGCGCACCGCCGCTTCCATTCGCCCAAGCGTTTCTTGAAAACGCGAATTGTACGTTAATGCCCTTGGGTCAATTTTAAACTTGGGGCAGTACTCGATTGCGTACGTCTCTTTACATGAAGGGTCGCTTGCAGAGCGGTTATATGCCTTTTTTGCTGTCCAACCCTCTACAGGTTCATATCTTTCCGCCCAGGGGCAGTTTTGTTCGCCCGCCTTAGGCACTGCATACATGCAGTCAATGCAGGGGTTAGCTTTCTCACATGTGCTTCTCATTTTATTCCTCCGTGTTGCTTTATTTTGCCGTGCGGCGGCGCAGTATCTGCAAGCCCTCCGCAAGCTGGTCTGCGTCCATTGTGTCGGCATTCTCGACTTTGTAATACCCGAAAAACTTTTGCCTGTCGGTGTTGGTCTCTATCAACAGCCGCTCAAGCTCCGCAAGCTGGTCTGCACGGCTCGGTTGCTTTGCAGGCTCTTTCGGGGTTGCGGGTTTTGCGTCCGTATCCACCCATTTAAAACAAGGGGTTGCAGGGTTGTTATTATGCTTGAAAGCAATTTCAAGCCGTGTGATTTTGCGGCTGTCTTTGTCAACATCCATACATGTGACGCTGAATTTGCCGTCAACCTCTTCGCCGCCCCTCTGGTTCTTGCGGGTAGTGAATTTGTCGGCGTTTACCCAAATGAACGGTGCAGTATATAATTCCCTGCCGATTCCCCAGTTGAAGCCTGCACGCTTAAAAGCGTCACTTGCAAGCCCTTTTTCCGCCTCCGTGTTTGACGGAGTTCCGACATCCTCCTTGCTCACCCATTGGGATTTGTCTTCGTCCCAAATGCTGATGGTGCAGTTTGCATTGTCACGGCTATGCTCCCTTTTCCAGTTAAACGCTCCGACAGCCTCATCCAGCATAGCCATGTCGCACCTTGCGTCCTTGTAAAGGAGCAGGATAGCCCCTTTACCGGCAACAAGTTTTTGTACTCGGGCATTTACGTCTTCCGCCCGCAAGCAACGGAAATAGATTTCTTTCTTATCCATCATTTCACCTGCACATTCTGGCGCACTTCAATGTGCGCACCTGCAATGTTCGCACCGTTTTCAATTGCCTTTTTCAGTGCAGTTTTGTCAACGCTAAAGGCAATTTTTTGGTACTGCTCGGGAATGCGGGCTTCATCATCCACAATGAGTGCCTTACTTTTCCGGAAGCTGACCTTTCCTGTCGTGCATTCAAATGTGTTGCCGTCAAGCTCGGCTTCCAGCATCGCTTTCATTCGGTCTGCAAGTGCCGCCGCCGCTTTTGCCCGTTTGGTGAATGCGTCCGCTTCGGCTTTCAGTGCCGTACTGTCGGCTGTCGCATTCTTGTACAGCCTGATTATGTTTTCAAGCTTTTCGTCTTTTGCGCCGAGCAGGGCTTCGAACGCTACAACGTCGGCTATTTCGCCTGTCTCCTCATCAATGAGGGACAGAATGTTCTGGTTGATTTCGTACAAAGTCATTTTAAAAATCGTCCTCCTCTTCATATTCGAACGGCAGGTTGATTAACCTTGCGTAAAGGTTGACTGCCGCATCATACCTTGCCTGTGCAAGGTCTTTTTCTTCTGCCGATGACGTGCCGTCAGTGAGAGCATCGTCAAGGTTGATTTCAGCCTGACGCATGTTTTCTTTGGCGTTCGCCATCAACTTCCGGAGCGCATCGTAATACGCAATCCGTGTGTTTATTTGTTTTGTATTCATGGTTTTCTCTTTCTGCGGGGTTGCCGCTTTTTTATTGCACATGTATTATACACCCGCATCAATGTGTGTGTCAACCCTTTTTTGGGCAAAAAATAAATATATAACGCAAAAGAGAGCCGCCCGTGACCAGCAAGCAGCTCCCTTTGCGAAGGAGGAAATAAAATGAAGGAGCCTGAAAACCCCGTTGCGATATATAGTACAGCGCATAATGCGCACCATTTTTACTCAAGGCAGGCAAGAAGGAGTTGCAACGGCGAACGTGTTATCATAGCCGCCCGCCGTTGCTGACTGCGAGGTAAGAGGTTCATCCTGTCTGACGGTTATAATTATAGCACGTTCAAGATGCGCCGTCAAGAGAGTATCACGCCGACTACCCTCGTTTTTTGCTTGTAATCCTCGTGTATAGCCTCTTGCAGGTCATAAACGTGTATAATATCGCCGTCAGTGTTTGCAAGTTCCATGCGCAAGCGGGAAGCGTGCTTGAGTTCATCCGCAACCGCAACCGCCGTTGAAGCCGTTACCGCAGAAACAGGGAGAGTTAACCGAATAGGTCGTGTTGGTAGGGTAGCGGACTACACCGCAAAGCTGTGACTGGAGCTGGAGCTGGTTAATCTGATTCTGCATATCCGCCATTCTGTTGCCCGTGATTGCGTCAAGAATCTTCTGCACCTGTGCTGTGGTGTTTGCATTGATTGCAGCGGTATTCATTGCGGCGTTGTAATTTACGCCGTCAATGCCACGAAGGGTTTCGCAGCAGCATCTGGACGTATTGCCGATAATATTCTGCTCCATGCCCGCAAGTGCGCCGATGCCCTGCTGAAGCCTAATTTCGCTATCTTTCACTGCGTTGGTAACAGCGTTAGTGTTGTTTGCAACTGCCGCAACAGTCTCGCCGTTCTGCCGCTCAAGAGCCGCAAAATTGAACTGGTTCTGCACGTCTTCTGTGGTTGCGCAGTCTTTACGGTTGCCGCCAAAGCCGTTTCCGCCGCCTGCAAACAGGAAGAAGAGGATAATCCAAAGCCATTCTTGGTTGCCGCCGCCGAAGCCGCCGTTCATTGCCGCATAATCGGCAGGAGTGAAGTTGTTGTCCATAAAAAAACCATCCTTGATTTATTCAACACTGTGCCGTGTTTGTTGCACTGGGATGGATGATAATCCATATGGACTTGTTAAAGTCGGTTACTGATTACGCATAGCCTGCAAAAACATTTGTCCTTGAGTTTGTGCCTGTTGCATCCGCTGTTGGGATACGCCGCCGTTTTGCATGAGCATGTTAAGTAGAGCTTGCGGGTTTTTCCCCGCCATTGCCGCACGGAATTGCTTATACTGCTGTATCGTGTCCGTCATTTCTTGCATTTTTGCCATTTGCGGGTTGTTTTGGCTTAGGGATTGCAGTATCGGATTCATTTAATCGTGCCTCCAATTTTGCTAAACGTTGTTCAATAGATTGTAAATCTGTTTCCGATTCTTTGTGTGGGGTTAAATCGTAAATGTCCATAGTCGCATACCCTGCGCTGTCCGTGCGCTTGAAGAAAGCAAGCGGAGCGGTTTCATCAAGCAGGATAACAGACTGATTTGCGCCCATCTTGTATGCGTTGCCGCCTTGAATGCCGTGTACCCATATCAGGTTGGATTGCTGTCCAAACGGAAGCTGTGGCTGTGGAACAGGCGGGCTGTACTGCATTTGCGGCACTACCGTGTTGTTGCCGTACATGTTCGGCACATTATATCCGTAAGGGTTCATGCGTACCTCCATTGCTTGTTTATTTAATTATATTACAGCAACGGAATATGCTCATTCATTTATGTGCATTTTGACGGCATTTTCAGCCTTGATGCACTTGCGGCGGGCTGTCGATTGAGATACATTGAAAATATGTGCAATGTCAATATACGTTGCGCCTTCAACCAGCCGCATGACAGCCATGTCACGAGCGACCGAATCATGACAATATTCTTTCAACAAAGATATTATTTTAGTGTTTGATATACCATTTAATTCTGTATTCGTCATTTTTTGCATAAAAAAGAGAACGCCAATTAGGCGTCCTCGATGGTCGTGTTTTTGTTTATTCGCAATCGTTCACGCTCTTGCATTTTGACTTCGGGAAGTCCCGCAAGTGACGTTAAGAGACTGACGATAGCCGCCATTGCCGCAGATGAGCCGACAACAGCCCAGTTGACTTCGGACAGCAATGCGGAAGTTGCAAGCACACCGCAAGCCGTCTGTGCCGCAGTCTTAATCGCTCGGATGGCAGCGGCTTTGAGCCAAATTGTCCAGTTTGTCTTCATACGATTCAAGCCTTTCTTCTATCTTGTTAATTCTGTGTTGATTCGCCTTAGCACGGTCTTCAACCCCATACATGCGTTCTATAAGGTGGTTGTGCTGAGATACACGGTCTTCAAGCGACTTCAACCGAAAGTTTGTCAACTTGTTTGACGCAAGAATGCCCGCTATTGAGCCTATCGCCGTTCCAGCAAGCGAAAGCAGGGCTGTAAGTACAGCGTCATTCATATCAATTTACAGTGCATTCATAGCACTCCACGTCGTCAACAGTGAGCTTGATTGTGTGCGTCTTGCTGATTACGGGCTGTTCTTCAACAGGTTCGGATTCAGCGTGATTTTCAAGCAAACGTTCAAACGCAAACTGCGATTTCTTGCCCCACTTGCCGTCCTCAACAAGCGGCTTTTTCGCTTCATCGGTGTAGCCCGCCGCATTCAATGCCGCCTGCATTTTTTTGTATTCTTTGCCCTCGTGCATAGGGCTTACAACTTCAAATTTTGTCATAATTTTGTCACCTTTGCCATAATTAAATTTAGCCGTCATTAACCCACGGTGCGTCCACGGTCTGTCGCTGAGCTTGGTGATAACCACACCCCAGCGCAACCCGCGGGCTTCAAGCACCAGCGGTTCACGTCCCAGATTGCCGCAAATCCAACCGACATGCGTCATTCTGCCTTTTGATTTTGACTGCATAAACAACGCTTCGCCGATAACATACGGTCGTTTTATGTCGGCAATTGCGCCTTTGTCCGTACACCAATCGGTGTAGTTCATGTGCGCGTTAATGTCGGTCTTCTCGTTGCACTCAACCGTCAGCCATGCGTCAAGTAAGCCTTGGCAGTCTGTCGCATAATCACGTTCCGACCATTCAGACGTAATGCGGTCAAAATCTTCTTCGGAAAACCCCTGTTTTGCGTAATGATTTACAAAACGTTCGTTCAGCGTAGCTTTAGTGCAGGGTTTCCACACTGTCCCAAACAGATAGCGTGTAGGATATATTCCGCATTCGTCGGGTGACAGCGGCATGTCTGCATCGGCAGGAGCGGCATAACGTATCGTATGCCGCAAGCCCCACCGAATAAAATCAATAACATCGTACTTCATGTTTTGATTATAGCATATATTGTTGCATTCGTCAAGCCTTTACAGCTTAACTAAAAATGCTTCATCGTCAAAATTTGCAGGAACGCCGTCCGCAACAGCGAGCGCAACGTCAACGCCGTTGGTGTAATGGTAGCCCATAACAACACGGATTCCCGCAAACCACTCGAAGGGCTTTGCAACCGTCCCGACAGCATGGGGGTCAGGTACAAGCTCCCACGCAAAACCCGCTGTGCCGCTGTATATCGGCTCCCACTTGAACCCAAGCTTGGGCGGGCCGGTCGGAGTGTCCGCCGTTGGAATCGATTCAATATACACACGCATTTTGTCCTCAAGCCCCGCTGTCGGGATTTGCTGTTGTGTCGTAATTGTCTCCGCCTGATATGCCGTTACCTCGTCGGCGGTCATATCGCGAACTATACCGTTGTCGAAAATTTTCATATAATCCCCCCCGTCACGTAGTCTATTTCGATTGAACCGTAAAATGTTTCGTTCAGAGTGGGCGTTTTTATATACAGATAATCGCTTTTGTATTTGATAAAACGAAGCGCCCCGGTTCCGTTTCGCCGCCCGGCAGCCGCCTCCGGATTAGAAAGCACCCGCCAGAAATCACCCTGTTTTTCAATCGCGATGGCGGCGTTACGGATTTGCTGACTGGAATCGTAAAAATTGTTAATATCCGCAAGAAGAGTGTCGCTTCCAGACGTGCCTCCGATAAATGCCATAATAGTAAATTTAGTTGCTTTAAGCGCACCGAACAGAGAAATAAAAATGTTAGCCTTAACTACGTCTTGGGAAGGTAAATTTATAGTCAAGACGGGAACGGGGGCGTCCTCTGGAATGATGAAAGTCACTTTTTCCCACACCTCTGTGTCCCCTGTCGCCATGTCCACGGCTTCCCAAGCAGTCGGTTTGCCATTAGTGTCAACTGCTTTAACCTTGATGGTTTGTCCGACAGTCGCTGTCACGCCGAGAGAGATGTCAGTGCCGCCACCGCCGCCTGCCTTAATTTCGTCAATTTCTGTCTGCAATTCGTCCAACTTTGCAAGGATTTGTCCCCAAACATCGGCGGAGGGCGGTTCTTCCGTATCCGCATAGTCGGATATGCTCAGTCGGCACTGCACCTTTGCGGGGGTAGTAACTCGCACGTTGCCCGCTGTTACGCCGACGTATACGCAGTGTATATCCCGCAGTATCGGCACGGTGCAAGAGTTACCGCTGAACATCACTGTTTGATATGCCCATTTATGCGCCGCTGCATCGTTGTAGGCAAATATTCCGACTTTGTTGCTTAAATCAGCCCATTCTGCGTCAAAGTCGAATTCGATGATGTAATCGCTGTTGCCGTTGATTATAACAGTTCCATCGGTTTGTGTCGCGATTTTGTCATGAACAGATACCTGTATTGTGTGCATGTTGCCTCCTTAAGATGCGGGATTCATCAGAACCCAGCTTGAGCCGTTAAACACTAAATGCGCCGTCATGTTTACGCCAATATCCGTTGCCGATACAGCCGCATTAGTGTGACAGTTGATAATTGCCGCCGCACCTGTACCAGCCACATCAAGAGTGGGGTTTGCCGCCGTGTTGCCGTTTACGAAAAGCACATACGCAACAGAACCCGCAAAACGGCTGTACGGTGCGTCCTTGCTCGACAGAGCTGCCGTTTTAGCTACAATGCGTGCCGCTGCATCGCAAGTTGCATAACACGTTCCAAGCGCACTTGCGGCAACTTTAGCGGTTGCAGCACCTGTACCGCCGTTTGCAATTGCAAGAGGTTCGGTTACGGTTAAATCGGACAATTTTGTGGGAATGGATACAGTCGCCGTTGCAACATCGTTGAAGTTGTATGCCGTAAGCGACTTGCCGTTTCTGCCGTCAATAACCGCAATGCGGCGTACAGTCCAGAATCGTATGTACGCCATGAGCTTTTGTAGCACTTTCAAGATAGTGTCGCTCTCGGTTATGTCGGCAGGAGCAGCCAAGTTTGCGGTGTAATCCGCCGCAATGTTTGAAGCGGAAAGTGCTTCGGGGTTGCCCGTGTCTGCCTCCACGGTTGCAAGCCTTTTTTCAAGCTTGCCGATTGCAGAGTTTACGGTGTCGTTTTTGTTGATTGCCGCCGAAGCCGCCGCAAGCGCATAATTGAGCATGGTTATCTCTTTTGCATCAAACAGGTCATCGAGCGTATCCATGTTTGAGTTTAAAGCACCAATGTTTACGTTGTCGGTTGCAGCGGGCTTTATGAAGCCGTGATTAGGAGTGGTAGTAGCCATTAGTCTGTCGCCTTTCTGTTTTCTTCGCCATCGTTTGAGTAAGTCGCAACGGCAATTCCGCCGTAGGTTATCGCTTGCCTGAAAATCGGCAATGAAAAGTTTTTTCCGTGTGCCTGTACGTCTATTATGTCTCCCGCTTCAACCGTCCAGTCGGAAACAGCCGTTATTATTGCAGGATTGTACTCCGCAAAAGACTTGAGCTTTGAAAAAATAGCATTCATCATTTTCTTAACAACAGTGTCCGTTCCCATAATCAGCGGGTTGTTGCGGATATAATAAGCGTTATTGCCAGTTCCAACGGTCAACGTTACCCTTTCAATGCCTTTTGCGGTAGTGCCTGTGCTTTTACGGTCAAACTCAACAACGAGTTTGTCAATTCTTTTCCCCGCAAAATCGTATATCTCTGTCGAGAAAAGCATACTCTGCGGTAAAGCGTAATTCTGCGCCGTAAACCACCCGAGAGAAATCTTTCCGTCACGGGTCATGCGCACGTTCGCACACGCAAGTTCGGCAATGTCACGGAAAACCTCGTTTGAGGTTATATCCTCGTGCCATTCGGGCTTAGCCGAAATGGAATATGTGGAGTTCGTGAATGTCGTTTCGGCAGGGGTTAATCCGACTTCGGCACAAAGCTGTGTGTACAGTGAACCCAACGTGAGCGGATAAGTCAGCCCTTCAAGGAAATTATACACTTTTTTGTCACTTTTTTCAAGATTATCAAAACTGTTGAGCTTAATTGTTTCGGCATTCAACAGTCTCGGTCTGTCGAAACGGAATACACCGCACGAACGGTATTCGAAATGTGAAGCCGTGCCACGCATGTTGTACTCAATCAGTGTTGTTCCCCGCCGTGCAAAGCTGAGATGTTTCAGCGCAAGACGTTGAAGTTTTTTGCCCATGAATGTGCTGAGGGACAATCCTTCCCATCCCGTAAACGTGCCGTTGAAACTTCCCCATGTTTGGGAAGACAGTTCGCCCCATGTAAACAGTCCCATTTGCGCCCACGATGAACCGTAGTCCCATTTGCAAGCCCACGCTTCGCCTTCATTTGCGCCGATGCACGTTATCTTTGCGCCTGTGTCGGTGTAGTCTTCATCGATGAAAACAGAATGCACGGCAAACGGAGGCTGCAAAGGCGCACCTTCGCCCTCTATGCGCAAGTACGGAGCAGTGCTGTAGCCCTCTATAAGCGTTCCTGTTGCGAACGGAGTGTAACCCATATAAGCATAGCATAACGCACCCTGCGGCGGCTGTACGTTGCGTGAGAGCGTCTCAACGCCCATGTACACGGTGCAGTCGTTTGAGTACGCACCGCTGACTATGTAGTTGGTTAACAATTGGTCACGGTTGATTAGCGTAAGGCTTATCGTTGCGGAGTTTGTTTCGCCAATGTGCAGTTCATCATCAGCGCACATTGTTTCGGTAATGTTCACGCCTTGCGCCGAAATGTCTTCGTCCGTCCATGCCATCATTGTGGAGACGAGTGACGGTACTTCACCGTAAAGCGGGTTTGAAAACAGGCATAAGATACGTTCCCGAGGGTTTCTTTGCCGAATTGCTTCGTGGAATTGGTTCGTCGCTGTAATCATGGTTGCTCCTAATACTCAATAAATTCAATTTTGAAAGAGACTTTGGCACTGTCCCAGTCTCCGTCCAAACAGTCAGGAACGGTGTATGTCAAATTTGCGCCTTTATATGCCACAATTTCGTCAAATTTCCCCGTCAGCAAGCTTTTGTATCGCACTGTAAAACTCGGTTTGCTGCAAAGTGCGATTATTTCGTGAGCTTTCGGGAACAGAATGTAGGAATACTCAAGCCAGAACGGAGTTTTAGTGGCAATGTACGCTCTGTGCATTGTTCCTGTCAAGTCACGTCCGACATTCGCCGCTCCGCTGTCGAGTTCGTTAATCGAGCCGCCGTGAGCGGAGGGGTTCGGAATCGGAACCCCATCCACCTCGAAGCCCATGCTGTAATTTTCATACAAATCATCAAGCCTTGGCATGTTAATATCCTTTCGTTTGTTCGTACATTTTCAGTGAACGTGCAACCACTCGTCCAGCCTCAACGGAAGGCGCAAATACAACAGTATTGTCACCTTGAGCATTCAGTAAAGCACGGAGATAATCACGCACTTCCCTTAGAAGCATGTTCTGTTCGGCATTTGCGTGTTGTACGCCGCTTGCAATGCCCTGAACGATTTGATTGTTGTTTGCAACAGCCGTTCTGTTGCCGATGTTGCCGACAAATTCGGGAGCGTTTTCATTAGCAAGGAACAAGTCGCCTTTCGGAACGAACCCGCCGCTTGCGTATGCGGGAATGTTCGTGCCAGGAAGTGACGCACTGCCGCCTCCCGCTCCTACGAGTACGCCCATGATGTATCTCACTCTCGGCGACAGCTTGTTGAACCATTTGTTAAACGCTTCTGTTGCCGTTTCAAGCCCGCTCGCTAAGCCATTGGCAACTTCTGCACCTATGGTTGTTCCCGCCGCTCTTGCGTCCCCTGCAACAAATTCGTCAATGCTTGCAATTTCGTCACGAAAATCCTTGCGTTTCCAACGTTGTACACGCTCTGTGGCATTGGTGAGTGCAGGGTTAATATAATGCTCGTTGATTAACTCATTAAACTCAATTGCGCCAGCTTCATCCGCCGCTGCAAGTGCATCGATAAAATCACCGTTTCGCCATTCCGTTACACGGGTGCTTGTATTTCTAAGCGCATCCTTAAAGTACGTCTCGTACAACCACTCGGAAAAGTCCCCTCCGTGATTTTTCAGCCCAGCCGTGACTGTGCCGACGCTAAACATTGAAGATATTTTGCCGCCAATAAGCTCTTCGAAGTAGTGCAGTTTGTACGAATCCTCACCGTATAGTTCGGTGAGCTGTTGGAGGATAGAGTCGCCGAATTGCTCTACAAAGCTTTTTGCAGCGTTTCTGACGGCATCAATGCGCGCCTTGGGCGACTTGCCCGCACTCTCTGCCCACGCTGTATTAAGGATAGTTTGGTAACGCTCAATTATGTCATTTTCTATGAACGCACCTAAGCCTGTGACTTCCTTGCCTATCTGTGTGAGCCTGTCATGGTAAGCCGTGTTCGCCGCCGCTCTAAGCCCCTTAATGGCATTAACCTGTTCAGGTGTGCTTGCGAAAGGCATGAGGTCGTTGAGCATTGCATTGTAATCCTTAAGCTCCTGCTCCGCAAGTGCTTTGGATTCACCGATGGATTCGGTAATATGCTCGAAAAAGCCTGTGATTCCTTCTTGGCTTTCCCAGTCTATACTGCCATACAAAGCTTCGGCGGAGGAAAGCGGGTTCAGTATCTTGCCGCTGCCGTCGCCCACAAGCGTTTGCAGTTTGCTGTACAATGCGGAAGACTGTTGCGAAAACTCATCAAGGCTGATTGTTCCTGCTTCGTACTGTACACTCAGCTCTTTAATTTGTTGCGTAATGTCTTCAAACGATTCCACGCCGCCGTTGACCATTTCATCAACAAGTGCCATGTAGGTTGCAACGTCACCGCCCATTGCCGCAACGACTTCGCCCATTGAGCCTGCAAGGGAACGCTTGATGTTCATGCCGATTTCTTTCAGCTCAAGGCGGCTGTAATCAAGCAGTTCGTTAAACTTTGCGATAATGTTGTCAACAAGGGTTGAGACTTCGGGGTCATCGGGCGAAATAACCTGCAAGTCGCCTATAAGGTTCTCAAGCTCGGTTCGGGTTGTGTCAACATTATCGGAGTACTCTTTGTACTTTTTAATGCCGCTGTCAAGTGCGCCGTTCACGCCGTTAATGTTCGCAAGTGCTTTATCGAAGCTGTCGGCAAGCATATCAACCGAAATTGTGTTATCGCCCGCTGTAAAGAACCACTCGGCAACCTGTTTGTCAAGCTTCTCTTTTGCGCCTATTGCAATACCTGCTATAACAACGGTGAGTGCCGCCAGAATGCCGATTGTCCAGCCGACGGGTCCAGTACCGAAAATGAGCAGACCGCCCGCAATTCCGAGTGCCGAACCGATAGCGGTTTTGATGTAGTCCTTTAATTCGGCTTCGCCTGCGCCTATTTTCCTTGCGCTGTCAAAAGCCATCGTAAGACCTGTAACCATCAACCCGATGCCGAGAGCCGTTTTGAGCGTTTTTGCCGCCGTTGCGGAAGTCTTAAGCAGTTTGACAAATTCTTTAAACTTGCTGATTAGCTTGATTATGCCGACAGTAGCAAGTGCGCCTGCAAGCAACGCTCCAAAAAACTTGATTGTCGGAATTGCGCCCTTGATTTTCTCTTCAATTGCCGCAACCCTTTCAGATACGGAATCACCGATAAAATCATAAGTCGGAAGCGGCAATTTGTTCCAGTCGAACCCGCCGCCGGAAGTGTCGATGCTTGCACCGCCGCCGCCTGCTCCACCGCCTGTTACACTGCCGACAATGTTTAATTGGTCGAACCCTGCAAGCGTACGGGAGAATTTCTTCGCCGATGTGTTTGCATGGTCGATTCCGTCCGCGACGTCTTCCATTCCGCTTGACAAATTGTCCGTTATGTTGACCGATGTTGATAGGTCGGAGTAATCAACCTTGGGCATTTCGAACCCGAAAGCCGCCGCAATTTCGGAAGCAAGGTCACGAATGACGTGCATAACGGCAATTGCATACGGCAGGATTGCGTTCAATGCGGGAATGAAGATTTCGCCAAGCGCACGAGCCGCCTGTGCCGCTTGCTCTTTCAGTATTCGGAGCTGATTTGACGGAGCGTCAAGTGTGCGTGACATATCACCCTGCGCCTGTGTAACCTGAGTAAGGATAGCGTAATAACGCAAATATGCCTTTTCGGCTTGCGTCATATCGCTGAAATTCTTTTGAATCCCGAGTGACAGTGCTTCAGCTTCAAGCCTTGCTTGCGACAGGTCGTAACCTATACGGCGCAACGGTTCAAGTTCACCACTCAAGCCGCTTTGCAGTTTCAGCATTGCATCTTCAACGTCAATGTTATAGAATGAGGATATGTCATAGCCCAATTGTGTGAGCTGTTGGCTCATTACAGCGGCACGGTCGCCCGCAACGCCGAAGCCTGTTGCAAGGGTTTGGAATACGCCCTGATACCTCATCCATGCGCCCGGGTCAATGCCCATTACGTTTGCAACTTCTTGAGCATAATTTCGTGCCGATTCAGCATACTTGCCCATTGCAACGCTGAACAGGTTCATGTCCTCAATGTATGTGTTTGCAGCGTCAACCCACTCGGAGACGGCGTTTACGGCAGTTCGGAATACGTTAAAAATCAAACGCAGTTTAATGTACAATTGCGCAAACGTGAGCAGTTTTTTCTGTGTTGCTGATTGCGCACTGTTGGCGGCATTAACGTAAGCCCGAATGTTTTTCGGCAGTGCCGCATACCCCGCCGCAATATCTTTCATCACTTGCGACAGCGGTCTCATAGCGTCTGCAAGTGCCTGAATTTGCGGGACAAGTGAAGCAATGTCAACCTCAGACAGCTTTTTCAACGCATTCGGAAGTTTTTTAAGGTTTGAAATATCAAACTCCGACATCTCTTTGAGTGCGTTCGTAAGTTCGGAAAGCCCTTTGACGTTAACGCTTAATCCGTTTATCGCTTCAAGCACTTTCTTTAGCTTCTTTAGCGATTTAACCGCCGTTTCAGTCGGTGCGGATACTTGATTGAGCGTATCCACCATCGATTTTAAGCCTTGTAACGCTTTCGAAGCGTCAGAATCTATGCCTATGATAAGTTCATCAATCGATACAGACAAGACATGTCCTCCTTTCCTTCGAATTGCTCTGCAAGTTCATCCCAGCTTTTGTAAAACTCCGTTTTATCTTTAGGCTTGGGCTTGCGTTTTTCTTTGCGTTCATCGTTTTGCATTTCATGCGGTTTGTCGGGGTATTTTGCGCTGCTGTGCTTGGAGAAGATTCCTGACAGCGCAACACCCAGTGCCTCATAGGTGTACCTACCTTGCAGCCATGCGTTCCAGTTATCATTTTCGTATTTACGCTGGAGTGCAAGCTTATGTCCTTCCAAATATGATGAAACGAGGGTAAAATCGCCATCCCAGTACTGCTCCGCCGTCATTCCGATAGAGAGAAGATACGGAAAAGTTTCACGAACAAGTTGTATGTTCCATGGGACGGTTTTTTCACCCCCGTCTGTGTCAGATTCGGAAAAACTTAGAAACTTGCGTTCCAGCTGATTCCGTTTCCCTCTTCTTCGTCCTTGCTTTCCTCAACAAGCGACATTGCGGGTGCAAGATACATTTCAGCGAGTTTGCCCGCAAGTTCGGCTTTGTTGCCGAGTGCGTCAAGCATACGTTCAACAAGCGCATTCGAAATATCCGCATGGTTTTTCAGCAATGCGCACTTAAACAGTGTGGGAAGCCTAAAAATAGCGGAAGCACCGTCTTCAATGCGAAGGTCATACTTGGTGTACGCAATTTCGCAAGTGCGGGCGGTGAACTCAAGCGTGTAATCCCTGCCTTCAAAGGCGAAGGTCAGAGTTTTGGGAAGATTAGTCTTGTTTTCCATGTTGTATTACCTCTGATTAGTCGGAATTAGCTTTAACTGTGGGCTTTTCGACATAGCCGCCCACGTCCTCAACGGTCAGCGAAGTGTTAACTTCGTAAATCATGTTGTCGGACAGACCGCCAGAGCCGAGAACGCCGGGCGAAGCGGTGAACGCAAACGCCTTGTGATTGCCGTCAGGCAGGAATACAAACCATGTGCTTTTTCCGCTTGCTCTTGCGGTTTCAGCGGCGGTGCGCATGGTTTCCCAGCCTTTCAGGTATGAATCCTCGTTGTACATAACAACGTCAACCTCGCCGCTTATATCGTCCTTGCCCTTAAGGTAGCGATATTTCTTTTCGGCGGGAAGAACCACCTGCAAAGGATTCTGAGTTATAGTGATTGCGCCGACAGACACAATGCCGTTAAGCACGGTAAAGCCTGTGGTGGGTCGAGTACCTGCGGTAGTCTCAACGCAATACGCGAATTTCATTCCCACGGTGGTACATTCAATAGGCATATAAATTACCCCCTAAAGATTTCGTTTTTGTTTGATATTATTGCACGGTAACGTGCATTCAGTCTGTAAATGTCGGTTTCCAGATTCGGAACAGTTCGGGGTGAGCAGTCGGCACGGCTAAAGTTCATCGCCTTCATAGCATCGTCTACAACGCTCATAATTGCCCAGCATTGGCTTTTCTTGCCGTCAGTGGAGTTAGAGTACACATCAACGGTAAAAACCGTTTCAGCGCAATTCTCGACCTCCTCAAGCGTGCTTGCCCTGCGGTAGGGAACGTTGTACACGCAAACAACGGAAACATGCGGGAAGGTTGCGGGTGACGGCACATACTCCCCTGCGATAGATATATCGGGATATTTTGCCGTAACAGCATTGTATATCTGAGTGTAAACCCATGGTTCAACGTTAATCATAATGATTCCGCAACCTCCTTTGCAATACGAGGGACTTGTTGGGCGATAGACAGTAAAGCTTTGTACATTGGCATTTGCGCAATTGTACCGTGAGTGTAAACGAACTCGCCGTTCTCGTCCATGTATGCCCATGTTTCCTGTGCGCCTTTTCCTTTGCCGTACGAGCCGATTGTCAGGCTTCCTGCTTTTGGGTGCGGAGAAGTGCCGACAGCTCCGTTATAGTAAACACCTGCACCAAACTCGATAAATGCAACCTCATCGCCATGTGCAACAACGAGCCTTCCGTCATCCGCAACCGAAACATCAAAAGTGAACGGAAGGGAATGTACGTTGCCTTCGTTGTCGATAACCGAACCGTACTCGGCAGAATCGGCAAGCTGTTGAGCGTATTCGGCAAGCCTGTGTGCAACCGCAAGCCTTAAATCACGTTCGTATTTTTTAACACGCTTTTGGTACGCTTTCAAGGTGTTTACCGCCGCTTTTATCGAGTCTTTGCTTAATTCGAACCGTATGTTCACTGTTTCACCTTTCGTACAGCAACGGCAGTAAGGTTTTTTGACTGTGCAACACGCACAACGGCATAATCAGCGGGTTCTGTGGGCTTTGCGTCAATCCAGAACCGTGTTGCTTCGTTGAATGCCCAGCTTGCGCCCTCAACTGTGATTATTTTGTCATAGTCTTCACTCAAGCCGAACATTTCCGCTTCCGTGCCGCCCTTTGCAGGTGTTACGCTTGCACCGATAGGTGCAGGGTCAGCATACTCGATGGTGTACTCGCCTGTGTAAAGACCGTCAACGGCAACAGGCTTGCGTCCTAAATACATCGAGTAGTAAACTGTCTGCTGTAAACGTTTTGCAAGTCTCATCAGAAAATCCTCGCTGTCGGTATTACTGCATCAAGCATGGAATCAGGCACATCTCCGCTCTCAAACTGCATAGTCGTTGCGCTTTCGGTGTGTCCTGTCTGTCCTTCCATGCCACGTTTGTTAAGCAGGTATGCCGCAATTTGACATTGCAGTGTTTCATACTTTGCGGGGATTTCTTCATCCCCTTTCCGTCCGAACGGATACCGCTTGTTTAGTATTTTGTCAGCGGCAAGGGCAAGGTATGCGGAAAGCTGGTTAGGGTCAGTTTCTCCGCATAATGCGTTTACCATTGCTTCCTTTTCGTGCTGTTCCATCATATCTTGCCTCCTGCCTTGAGATTACTTAAGCCGACGTAGTAGTGGTGATGTTGCCGCCCGCAACGTAAACAGTCCTGCTGTATTCGGGCTTGGTGAAGGTGGTTGCTATACCAGTCCACTTGCCGTGATACCATTCAGGTCCATGGTCAAGACCAACCTGTCCGAAAATCTGATACTTTTCACCTGCGCCTGTCTTTGCAAGCTGTTCAAGGAAGAAGTTGCCCTTGCCAGGTACAGGCTGGAATACAGGCGCAATTACGTCAAGATTCAGCAAAAGCGCAGTCCCGGCAGGGAGGTATTCACCGAGATACAGATAAACAACGCCGAGCGGGGTTACAACGCTTGAAAGCTGAATGCCGTTAACTTCCCTTGCGGCGGGAACGACAGTAAGACCGTTCTGTACTGCATCGGCGTTGAGCTGGAACATGGTGGTTGCATCACACCAAAGAACAAGACCGTTGGTGGGCGCATTCTGTCCGTAAATCTTTTTCACCATATCCGCAACGTCCCAAAGACCGAGGGGCTTATTTGACATTGCCGTTACGTTGGTGGTGATTGCGGTAGTAAGACCACGGGTTTTGTTTACGGTTGCATCGGTAGTAGCCTTGCTGTAAGCACCCGCAACAAACGTTGCTTCAATATCCGCCGCAATTTTCTGCATTCTTGCCGCAACCTGAAAATCGAGTTCGTTAAGCGGGTTTGCACTCTGATTCTGAATGTTTACGCCGCTGAGCGTTCCCATGTTGGACTGTTTGGCATACGAAATACCGATAGTCTCTTGAAAAATCTGAGTGACGTTAGTCTGCTGAGTGCGGGTAACGACAGTAGCATCAGGGGCGGTCAGGGAAGCTGTTTCGGAAATTGCAGGCTGAGTGCCGCCGCCGGAAGTATAGCTCTGTCCGGTAACAAATTCTACATGGTTGGTAGTCTTTGCACGAGAGCCTATGATAGATGAAAGCGGTGTGCGGGTATTGCCTTTATTGAAAAGCATACCGCTATAGTTAAGCACCGCAAAACTTGTAGCAAAAGTATCTGCCATTGTTCAAACTCCTAATTTGTTTTGTTTTGCCCTTGCAGGCGGGTGTAATATGCAACGGCGGTAATATCGCCTCGTGCGTTTGCGTCTGCAATAAGCTTTGTATAATCAATTGCGCTGCCGCTGACAGTGCCGCCCACGGGTTTAGGTGTGCCGCCCATCAGCTGTGCCTTGTAGGATTTATCATGTTCGGTGATAAATTTCTGCTGATTCAGCATGACGGTTGCAAAATCACCGTCAATCATTGCCGTTGCAGTCGCTTTAGCGAGTTCGGCATCGTAGCCGAGTGCCGTAAGCTGTACAGTCTGCGCATTAATCTTCTCATTTTTCTGAAGTGCCGCAACCGTTTGCTTCAGCGTCTCAATCTCTTCATTCTGCGCATTCTGCATGTTTTCGCCCTGCGCCGCAAGTGCGTTATGTTTCTTCTTCCATGACGCAAGCTCCGAAGCGGTTTTGTCAAACTGGGCTTTTGTCACAAACCCTTTCATATCGGGTTCGGGAATATCGTAGCCTTCAAGAGCGGCAAGTTTTTCTTCCGCCGTCATGTCGGCATAACCCTCAATCTTTGCAGTATCAATCTTTGCCATAATAAATCCTTTCGCGTTTACAGTTCTCTCTGAATAGTGTGTTTACAGTTCTCTCTGATATATGCAAAACCGTCAATATACTCGTTCGAGTATACAGCGACAGTTAACGTGTGGGGGAGGCGGCACGGAATCTATCGGATAAATTTCGCCGTCTCTGTCAAGGCAGGTGTCGCATGTGCGAAGGTTTTTTTCGGCAACCCATCGTACCTTTTCAACGCCATCGTCCTTGAATGTTTTCAAAACAACCTCATAGGTTATGTATTCGCCCGCCGCAAGCAGGGTAAGCAGCATAAGCCTGAGTGCATTGTCCAATTCGTCTTTGGGCTTGTTTGAGCATATAACCGCCTCCGCCGCCCTGTCGCACTTGCGTTCAATCTCATGCGCTATAACGTACTTTGTGGTTCGGCAGTAGTCGTACATGCGTTCACGAACCCATGAGCGTGTTGGGGCTTCCGAATGCGCTTTTTCGGACAATTCGGCATGGAGCTTTGTTGCCATAACGGAAAACGCATCAACGGACAATTGCAAAATCTGCTGTTTCAACGTGTTCATGTTGCCGATAACGTTGATTGAATCGAATTTTGCCACATTCTTGCGCAAATCATAGTACAGGATAGCAACTTGCGCTTTCAACGAATCAATTGCATCATCTACAATGTCAAAATAATCCGTCATTCATTGCCTCCGTGCAGGTCAATCGTGTTCATTGCCTTATATGCCTCAAGCTTTTTGCGTTCCTGTGAAGCCGCATATTCCTGTTCCATAAGCCAGCCCCTTGTCGGGTCGGGAGTAATGCCGCTGATTTCGTATGCAAGCAAAGGCGGGAAGCTTTCAATCGCTCTAAGCGTTGCAAACACCTGCACCTTGTTCTGCATGTTTTCGTAATTACGGCGTGTAAATACGATAGCAATATCGTCGTTGGCGAGCGTTATATGCCGTGTTGCATCAAGTATCCGCAATACGATACCGAGGAATCGCCGTTCCGAAGGCTCAAACATCTGTTCGGTGTCTTTTGCCCTTGCTTCCGCATCAGCCCAACCGTCACGCATGGTAACGGCAGTGCCTGTGTCCGAGGTGCTTGAACCGCCGTTCCTGTTCGGCATACCGCAAGCAACAAGCACGGACTGATAAAGATAATCAACAAGCGTTTGGGTTTGCGTTTGGTTAAGTTCCTGCGTCAAATACTTTGCGTCACCGTCGGCAGGAAGGTTCAGTCCGAGCATTTCACGCAATTGCGCATAAAGGTCAATCTTCTCGCCGCTGTCATCGATTAGGTCAATGCCTTTGGTAACAAGGATGGACTGTACGAACTGTTCTACACCGTCAAGGCGGTTCGATGAAATAATGTTCAGTGCGTCAAGCTGCGTCAATACGGTTTCAAATGCGCCGAGCCTTGCAGGGTTCTGTAGGTATTCGATTATCGGAATGTCGCCGAGAATGTGTTCGGTATGTTCCTGTATTGCGCCCATGCCGTTCAATCCGACAGTTGCGGGATAGCCAACCTTGAAATACTCCGTTTTCGTGTAGCAAGACAGAATAACCGAGCCGTCATCGTGCTGAACGTAGGAAACGCCGAGCATAGGCTCATGCCCAATGCCGCTTGAATACACAACAAACGTGTTCCTTGGGTCAAGGTTGTACGCCATAATCGGGTTCACGTCACCGCCCTCTGCATCGTCACGCTTGAGTACGATTCTGTAAGCAACACCGCATATCGCAAACCATTCGGCAAGCACTCTGTCACACGAAGCCTTTGAAGCCGCCTGCATGTACTTGTTCAACGCATCAACAGCGTCAACGTTGCGTGCATCGCTGTCTCTTGAAACGTACTGTATTGCATTGCTCATAAGATAGCCTGTTTTGAACGATACTATCTCATTCGCATGATTTTCTACAACAACATTGCATATGTCTTTGCGAAACTCTTTCGTACGTTCGAGAATCGGCTGTTTGCCTTTATAGTAATTATACAAATAGTCAATATCCGAACGGTTAAGGGTATGTACCTCGAAAGCTTTCTGCAAAACATCAAGCAAGTTTTCAGCAGTAACGGCAGTTTCGTCCGTGTAAATAGGCTCTCTGCCGTAATAATTCAGTCTGTATTTTGGAACGCCCATTTATCCACCGCCGTTTCTATATACTCTATTATATCATAACACATTCTAAAATGTTTGTCAAGGGTTTGTAATTTAGAACGGTCGCTGGAATATATCAGCCCTCTGCCGTCTGCCTGTCACCATGTTCATTGCCATAACGAGGCTGTCGGGAGCGTCATCGTGCTTGTTCTTGCCCATGAATTTGAACGAGAATACATTCTGCATGAACAACGAATACGGTTTTGTGCGTTTTCCCTCTTCACGGAATATCATCCGTTCACGGATTTCAGGTGCTTTATCGAGTATGCGCTGTTCCTTCATTGCGCTCACGCCGTTTGTAGTGCGTGTAGGAGCGGCTTTTGTCGTTATCGATATTCTGTACCCCTTTTGCTTTAAAAGCTCTTGTACGCCGTCTCTGTACGTCTCAGTAGCCTTTGTAGCTTCAAATTGCGCTGTCCTGACGTTGTTGTCAATTATTGCCCTTGCAAGAAGGGGTTGGGTTATGCGCTTATCGCCGTTGTCATACACAACATCGTGAACGTAAATGTCTTCACCGTACTGGTAGCACACGGGAGCGGCACAATAGTCACCGCCGCCGAATGACGGGTCACACGCAAGAAACACTCTGTCAGGCTCGCCTTCCGGAAGTTCGCCGTTGTAGTACCGCATATCCTCCGGGTTGAATACCGTGCCTTCACGCTCTATCGGTTCGCCCATGTACTGCGCAACCCATGATGCCATATCGTTGTTGCGTTCGAATGAAGCACGTCTCTGGCGGTAATACTCCGTACTGAACCCAACATCGTAATCGTAATAGAAGTTGGATTCATCGTTCTCATCGAGTGCGGGAATGTTGATTAGTTTAAACCGTCTTTTCTTGTATTGGTCGCTGTTCATTAACAGCTCCATCCTAAGTCCCACAGGGTCAATCATGCTCCAACGAGTACCGCACCACAGCACCTTCGCCGTTTCTTTCGCTCTCGGTAACAGATTGTTATCAACCTTGCTCCATGCAGAAACAAGCCTGTCACGGTTTAACGCCTCTTCTATGCCGCCGATAAGGTCATCTGATATAACAACACCGTTGCAGTCACACGCACCGTTAAGCGTTCCGTACAACGACCTGCATGTGAGGCTGGCATAACGTTTCTTTCGCCCTAAATCAATTGTCGTTTCCTGTGCATTCGTTTTCGCTATCCGCTCATTCGGGAATACGTCAGACCATCTGTATGTGATAGGGTCGGTGAGTACCTCCAATATGCCGTTGTAAAACGCTTGCGTTATCGTGCTAGAATACGCACTGTACAAATTCGACCGCTCATCATTCCTGCCAATCAGCCAAGTAACATAAAACAAAAGTATTGTACTCTTGCCCACACGAGGCGGCATACTGATAAACAACTCATCAAGCTCATTGTCTGTGAGTGCCTGTAATGCGTCTACAACCTCTTTGAGACGTTTTCTGCGAGGTTGATAGAATCGTTCTGCGGGCGGTCTGTCTATCTCTAAATACAGCAAATATGCGTCAAATGAATCAGGCGCGTCAAACAACAAGCTCCGTCTGTATGCGTTGAATAATTGCTCAACGTCACCTTCGCACTTATTGCGCAGTTGCTTTGAAAGCACTTTCCTAAGCTCAGCACTGTAATAATGCGTCTTTTTCGGCTTTGCGGCGGCTTCTGCAATGCACCAGTCGATTAAATCGTTACATGCCTCCGCATTGGTCGGGTCTTCTTCTATGCGTTCGAAAATTAGCTTTGCTATGTCCATTGTGTGCCTCCTATGGTATGTATTTATTATATCATGAAACAATGCTTGAAGAAAGGGTCTTTTTGTTGAAATGTGGTCAGAGCCTTTTTGTTGAAATGTGGTCAGAGGGGTAAAGTTGTTTCTGCACTCGTACCGCATATCCCCCACCGTGGGGTTTACTATCTGCCATTATTTCATAGCACAATACAGACAACACACACAATAAGCAACCACATAGCAATAGCAATATGCACGCAATAGCCCGCACATAATGCAATAGCAGCAGCAAATAAGCCGCAATTATAATCTTGCATAGTATAGCATAGCATAGTACAATGCAGCACCGAAAACAGCGTAAAACAAGCGTTGATGTACTCATACAATAAATAATCATGGCGGAGTGTAAAGCATAGCAAGGCACGGTATCCAGACGGCATACTATAAAATGCAGTAATATAATTATATCGGGCATTGTTGCATAGGCTATGATATACTTCTATCGCTTTATGCCACTAAAGGCGTTCCGCTAAAATATATTCAGATATAATCCCAAAAACGCTTGACAGGACGGCAAAAAGGGGGTATAATGTACTCATCCCGATGGGGGTAGGGGAATGACCATTCCCGACAAAGTACAATAGCTGTCCTATCTGGCTATACGGGGAGAAGGAGTATAAAATGAAATATTGCAAATTCCTTGAACGGCACATTGGCGACTTGATGCACGGCTGCAAAATCGAGTATCGTGGCTGGGTCTACTGGGCAAACACCGTAACCCTTAAGATTTACAGACAGTCCGAGGACGCAAGAATAAGCGGCTCAATCCTGGGCGACGAGTACGCATACATCACGGAAGACTTCAAAAAAGTCATAAAAACGCAGTAAGCGGAGGTTGGCAATGTCTCTTGTGTTATTAATTCTGGTAATCTTTGCGTTACCGTTGCTGACTAAAAAATAAATTGCAAGCTGTCCTATCTGGCTATACGGGGAGAAGGAGTATATATGTTACGCACAAACACAAAAAAGGCAATTGAGAATATTCGGGCTTATATTATGGACAACTTCGCGCCCGAAGGCTACACCGACAACCCGCCGAAAGACTTTCCGGGAGCGGCTGCGTTCATCCTTGACGTTTTCCGCGCGGAAAAATTCCACCTTCCGCAGGATCTGCGCTACTATCACGGCAACGAGTTTGCCGCCTTCACGGGCTGGTGCCAGGGGTTGCCGTCGGTTGTGGATACGTGCTATTATTACAACCGTTCTGCGGTCGACGACCTCGGGCGGATGCTCGAAGAGACGGAGGCGGAAAAAGCACGCTTCAGCGAAGCGGAAGCCGAGCAGCGGTTGACATGGTTGCTATATCGGGAGCTTAAAAAAGGCGAGTCAGCAGCAAAGAAGGAGGACAATGACAATGAGTAAAACCTTGCTTAAAAAAATCACTATGCAAACCTGCGGCGGGGATTCCCGTGCGTATCCAGGGACAGGCTGCGTGTATGTTTTAGGGACTGCGGAGTTGACGGAGGAAGAATCCGCAGTGCTGACTGATGCGGAAGAAGATGCAGCGGAGCGAAAGGTGAACGTTTCGCTCAAAATAGGGTATGACAAAACAGAAGTCACCCTTGAGTTTTACAAAATCCTTGCGGCTGCGGCTGTACTCGTTGAGTACGACTCCGTCGAGGTATACGGCGAACTGTATTATCCGGATGCGGAAGAGATAGTCGAAGCGGTCGAAGCACTCCCCGAGGGCGTGTGTGCGGAGCTTTTTGACGGCATGACAGACGAAGAAATCCAAGAAGCTGTCGTTGATGCGGGCTTGTGCGAGGAAGTCGACTGCCAGTGCGCGCACGTTTTAAAGGCGGCTGTTGAAAAAGCCTGCAAGGCAGCAGGGCTGGCGTTCGAAAGCCTGGGGCCCTGCGCAATGTGGGAGGATTGAGAATGACATTTGTATTGTTTGTTCTCGTCATTCTGGCTCTGCCGTTGCTGACTAAAAAATAAATTGCAAGCAATGCTGCTTCCGGTTCGACCTGTCGAAGCTCGGAAGTAAATAAAGCTTGATACAATTCAACCGTCGGAATGCAATGTTCCGGCGGGCTTTTTATGCTCCGCTGTATTATGCTATGCTTTTTCTGTATAATATCATGGCGGAATAACCCGCTTCCGTCCCGATTGAAGGCTATAGCAACACTGCATTTAAGCCGCCTGCATTGCATTGTAGCGGCGTTGATTATTCGGCTGTACACCTGCACATACATATTATTCCGCTGTTGCATTGCCTGTTATGTGCGTTTAAAGCTATAATGCAAGCGTGTTTTTACGGTTATATCGCAATGTTACTACAACATTAAATTTGATGTTCGGTAACTCTTGACAAACATTTGAAAATATGCTATACTGTAAACAGTGATACCGCCATGATGTTTCACGGGAAACTTTTTTATATGAATTTGCGCCAGAGAGTCGCTGACTTTTTAAAGTCGCTTGCGCAAGAGAGTCGCTGATAGTCGGAGAGTCTCCCGTTATTCCTCAATCGGTATCGACTTTGCGTATATTTCCTGCAATTCTTCAACACTTTTGCCCTCTGATATTGACGTTTGGGTAATATCCAATTTTACCGAATCGGTCATTGAATAAAAATTCTTTCCCCTGAACATATATAATAATTTATCGATTTTACCGCTAATTGCAAGCTTAGCATCAGACGCTTGTACAAAGTCCCTTGCTCTTCTCACGATAGATGCAGTGTGTTGACTGAATCCGTGTTTACCTTCGAGCCAATTAGTTACACTGCCGATTGAGTAGCCTGTGTAGAGGTACATCTCCTCGATGGTGGGAACGATACCGTTGGTAGAGCAGTAGTCGAAGTACTGTTCGAATCTGAGAGCGAGTTCCTCATCATTGCGTACCTTGGGCATCCGTGCTGCAACAGCAACCTCGGACAACAACTGAGATACCATTGCCCTTGATTCATCGTTTTGCGGAGTAGCAACCTTTCCGTTCTTCGGTTTGGATACCGCTGTTGACTGCTTCCTGCTGTTATTCTTCGTTTCTGTCTTTTTTTCTTCCATTTTCCCTTTCTCCGTTACTGATAATATATTATTTACTCTATTATACCACAATTCCTGAGTGCTTTGTCAAGCGTTTTCCTTAAAAACACCCTGTTTTGTCAATTATTTACTTGACACCCTGTATAACCTTCCTATAGGAGAGTACTATATAATAAAAGAGATACACACTGTCAAGCGAAATACCGCATTTTACCCCATTTTACGGTAAATCACTTGACAATATCCCTTTGGACAATATCAGTCGATTACGAAACTTTCCGAACCGTCTTCCTTTTCAATTACCAACTGATAGCCTAAAGCCTTCAGCCATCGGGAGAGAGTTTCGCCCTTTAAGCATGAGCATGATTTTTCGTTCACGGCATAGGTATAATATTGACGTTTAATCCCTATCCGTTTCGCCATCTGTGACTTGTTTTCTCCGTTGTTTCTCTCAATGCTTTCAAATACTTCCCTGATTGTCATTTTGTTTTTTCTCCTTTACTGTTTATCCTTTTGTTTTAAAGTCAATCCGACTGCACAATTTCTTCCGTTTTCGTCTTTTCTGACTTCATATTTTTCTTGTATATTTTCTGCAAATTTCCGTGCGTTCATGATATAATATCCATTTTCTTTACAGAAAGATTTATATCGTATATACAAGTCGACTATAAAGGTTGAACGGTTCGGGATTTCCGAACAGTTCGAGATTATATACTGCGCAACAACATCGTTGGAGCTTTCATACTTGCGCAGACTTTGTTCCATGCTGTCTGGGAGTTTTAGTCCCTGCTGTCGGTACATTGCGTATCCGTCCGTCAGCCACTTAAAAATGCCCTGCATTGCGTCTTCCTGCCGGAAGTAGTCCTTTAGGGTTTCATCACGCTCGGCTTCACTGAAATGCCTGTTAAGCTCGATTAGGCGTATGCGGTCGCTTGCGAAAACGGATCTATCCCTGACCTCGGGAAGGTCGTTGCATGACAGCCACAATGTAAACTGCGGAAGGTACGTTATCGAGTTTTCATAAAGATTCCTTGCTGATATTTCCTCTCCGCCGGTGATTTGTTTCACCGTTTCCTCATCAAGCCTGCCGTACTGGTTCGATTCCGCCATGGTAACAAAGCGTTTGCCCGCAAGCCTTGCAAGGGTCGGAGTTGCCGAATCCGCATTCCTGCTTGTGCCGTGTGTGCATATCACGCTGACAGGTGCTACTGTGCCATAATCGCCCAGTGCATACTGTATAGCGTTTAACAGCGTAGATTTGCCGTTACGGGTGCTTTTGCCCCAGAGTATAAACATACACTCTTCACGATTGAAGCCCGTTACAGCGTATCCTGCGGCTTTCTGGAGGTATTCTGCTTTATCCGTGTCCCCTTCCGTGATTTCGGCTATGAAACGTTCCCATCTTCCGCATTGCGGCGGGGTCTGCGTGTATTTGAAATTCGTCTGCATCGTCAGAAAGTCCCGCCAATCATGCTTGCGGAAGCGCATTGCCTGCAAGTCATATGTGCCGTTTTTGCAGTTGATAAGCTCGGGTTTGCTGTCGAACTGCCGTGCCGAAATTGGGAATACACTGGCGGCATCCTTCGCTATGCGGTCTCTAAACCGCCTGTCGCCCATTTTCGCAACAAACGATGTATAAGCCTGCCTTAGGCTGTCATCCTCTATCTCGGCGCAATACAGCGTCATTAGGCGGCTGTATGCCTTTATCTGCTCGGCACACAATAATGCGCCTGCATCGGGCTGCCATCGTCCGTCCGCATACGCATACCATGTTTTGCGTTCGGGGCAATACCGCAGTACGTCCCTGTATGCCTCCGCAAACAACAGCCCCATGCCACGCTCATCCCATGTGTAGCGGGTCTTATCGGGGTTTTGTGCGGGGTTGCACTGCCGTATTATCTCAAGTCTTGATGTGTCCATCCTGTTCCTCTCTGTTTGTTTTATAAAACAGCCGCTCTATCCTGCGTCTGCCTGTATTCTTCGGGTTTTTGTTGACTTCCTGTAAACATTCCTTTTGCCACACTTCCCGCCATCCGCTTGGGGCTGTCTGCTCGGATACAAAAATTGACAAATTCGGTGTGTTGTCAAGAAGCTCGTCCATGTATGCCCAAAAATCGGCGGAGTCGAATCCCTTTGCGCCGTCATATCCGAGCGTGTCCGCATACGGCGGGTCGCAATACATTACGGTGTCAGGCGGTATCTCCACGTCCCTGTAGTCCCCTGCCGTAAATACTGCGTGTTTCAGCCCTGCCTGCATCATGCGTTTGTTGCTGTCTTTCGCTTCACGGGCAAATTTGCGGTATATCCTGCCGTCCGTCGTTGTTTCGTTGCCACGCTTTGCAGCGTCCGCTCCTTGTTTGTCTCTTGCGTAGCCATGAAACCAGATTCCTGCGTACGAACAACCCGCTCCGATGAATCCTGTCAATGCGGGGTCTTCGTCCTTATGGTCACGCGCATACTTGTACTGCTCTTCCGTGACGGTTGACGGAAATTCCCTACCTTGCTGCAATTCCTGCCACATTCGAATAATATACGCATTTTTATCGTTGCAGGTTTTATCGGTATGCACGATTGCGCTCTCGATGTTGCAAGCCCCGCAGAACGGCGATATAAAATGCCGCGCTTGGTGTTTGTCTATCTCCGCCTGTATTATCGGCGTTATGTGCTTGATGAATCTGTATTTGCCGCCTTGATAGTGCATTTGTTATGTTGCTCCTTGTTTGTCTTTTAAATCGAAATTGAGTGCCGCAAGCATTTTACAGCACTCTTTTGTTTGTTTTCGCTTCGTGTTACTGCAAGGTCACCCTTACGGCGCATGCAGGCACACATGACGTACCTGTCGTTGCGCTGAGTATGAGTGCCGCTCCGATAGCAAACAGTATCAGTCCGAGTATGATTTTTACCCCTGTACTCATGTTTCCGTTGCTCATGTTTTACCTCCAGCTTATACTGCTAAAGTCTTTTAGTGCCGCCCTTAGCTCCAAGAGGCGGTTATTGGCTTCGTTTTTCTTGCGACCGCATTCCCGAAACAGCTCAAACAGGCGTTCGCATTCCGCCTTGACATCATCTCTTCCGGTTAGCGATGACGTTTCTTCTATGATGTCCTGCGCGCATCTAAGGTCTAACCTGTCATCGTAAGGGAGGGTTGGTATCTTTTTCCCCATTCCGATTTCGGGTTTGTGCAATGCGTCCCTAAGCGCATCCTCAAGCTGCGCACGCGCCTCCCTTATCTTTGTTTCTTCCGCCAAAATTAAGGCATTGAGCGCAGATTCAATCGTTTTCAATGTTTCAAGTTTCATATATTGTCCTCCTTTATGTCGTCAAAAACGACAGGTATCTGCCGTTGCAGCTCCTCCAGTAGCGGCACGGTCAGTTCACGCATTTGCGGGTGTGCCGCTTTCGCCGTGCGCAGCTTCAAAAAGTGCCGCCACTCTCGCAGATTTGCCGTCATGACAATTTCGGTTTTGATGCTATTCGGCAACACTGAGCGGGCTTCCTGCGGTGTGCAGCCCCAATTTAGTAGGGCAAAATACTCTTCCTCGGCAAACGACACCGCCTGTCTCCACTGCTTGTACCCGCCCGTTCCCTCCTCCAAAAAGCAGGGCTTGATGAAGGTTAGTTCGCTCCCAAACCTATCGCCGCTATAGTTGCAATAGCGGGTGCTTTCCTGCGAAAAGCTTGCTATGCGGTGGCGTACAATCTCATGCGAAACGCCACGGTCACAGACAAAACGCACGGTGATGCTTTCATGTTCCAGCACGCTTTCATGCCCTCGCTCTATCAGCTTTCGGGCAAACGCCTCCGCCGATTCTGCCGTTATGCGGTCTTCCGACTTGTAGCATGTGCGTCCTGCTTTTTCGATGCGCTTTAATATCTGTTTGCCGTCAATCGGCGTTTCGATGCGATAGCTTGCGTTGATTATTTTCATCTCCTGCTCCATTCTCCGCACTTAAAAAGACAGTACCTGTCTCTGTTTATGAGCGTGCATACGCCCATGCCGTCTTTTATCTGTCCGTGCCTGTTGACATGTTCATAATGTCCGCACGTTGCGCAGCATTTGTTGCCGTGTGCCGTTTCGGCTGCGACCTCGACAAACTCTTTCATCGGGGCATTCTGCCCGAATGTCCCAAGTTTGCAAAGCTTTTTCTGTCCCCTTGCGTCCGTCCATTTCGCCCACAATGCGGACTTCTTTCCGCCGTTGCTGTCCCATGCCATGAAGGCAAGGTTGTTTCCGCCGTTCATCAGTTTCTCGAACGTCTCCCGCTGTGCGTCCGACCACAGCGTCCCGCAAGGGGTCTTGCGTCCGTCTTCGTCAATCAGCCCGAAGCGAGTTGCCTGTCGGATTTTTTCGATGTAAATCTTTTTCATGTTATGCTTCTTGTTTTCTCCTTCTGCGTTTTTATGTGTCCGCCTCACCTGATGTACATTATTATACCCCCTTTCCGTTATCCCGTCAAGCGTTTTTGTTGCTCCAAAAAGATATATTTTAGGCGCAACCCAGAATCCCGAATTGCGCCCTTTGCTTATTTGTTGTAATTCACACCGCAACAGTCCTCCTTGCATTTAAAGCCGCCTGTTTGCGTCTCTGCCGCTTCTTGTGCGTCCGCAATACATTGTATCAGTGCGTTTGTTTTGCGGCTGTACAGCGCATTGTGGATGGTCTCAGCGGCTGTCTTTGCGTCAATCTTGATTAATCCTTCGTACAACGGTTTAAGCTCGCCGTTGTTAAAGTCTCTCCATATCCGTGCCATGTCCCAGTCCGATTCCTGTGCGCCGTGTGTACGTTCAATCTCAAAGGCAATTTCCAGCATCTTCGCCCTTGCTAAAGTCTCAATCTTTATGCCCATCACTGCACTTCCCCTTCAAAAACTTATTTATGAAATATTGCTGTCCCTTGCCTGTCACCTTAGTTGTGCGTGTAACACGCACCGAGCCGTCAGGGTTGCCGACGGTTGATTCTTTTACTTCAAACAAGCCGAGTTCCATTGCCCTCTGTGTCGGGCTGTTGTAATCCGTGCCGTTGCGCCGTATCAAGTACCCCTGCTGCCTAAGCGTCTCGAAAAGTCGGTTTTGACCGATGTCAACTCCGTTTTGCTTGAGTATCTTTGCAAGCTCACCAATCAAGATTGACGTGTGGGATGCCGCTACTGCGTCCGCAAAGAGTGCCTTAGGCTGCATTTCCGCAATCTGCGCATTGCGCTGTTCGATTTGCCTTTGCGCAACCAGCAGTGCCTTTGCAAGCAATTCCGTGTCGCTCATCTCATCCTGCCCCGCTATGTATCCGCCGTTCTTGCGGATTGACGGAAGCACCTCTGCCGTAACCCAGTGTTTAAACCGCTTTGCGCTTTCCAGCTTGCTTGATAAAATCAGACTGTAAAGCCCTGATTCATTAATTATTACCGCTTCACGTTCGCCGTATTGGGTGGCAATCCGCCACCCACCTTTGTCTTCCTCGGATACATGGGATTTTAGCGCATTCACGCTGTCTTTGTATCCCAATGCCGTTGCCACGTCTTTGCCGACAAACCACGGTTCGCCGTCTCTGTTCGGCGTTCGGATTTTGCCAAACTCTGCGTTGTTAAACACTTTAATTTCAGTCATTCTATCTCGTCTCCTATCACTATTCTCAATGCCTCCAAAAACCTTTCGGCATCTTCATCACTTCGGAAATATGCAGCATTGTACAGTATGCAAGCGGCATTGTCCTCGGGGTCGTCTCCACGGACAAGCAACGACAGCTTTTTTCTGCCCGGCAAGTTCCCAACAAGGATAGCCGCATTCCCACGGCTGTATCCGCCGTATCTATCCTCTACTTTTTTCATTCCTCGTTCTCCTTTTCAGGGCAACAGCAAACCTCATCCAGACGTACAGTCTTTACAATTGTGTCCATGCAATGGTTCGCGCCGAACGTGCTGCTTGTTTGCTTGAAGTACTTGCATTCACTGCAATAGGTTAAACGGTCAAACGTACCACGCAGTGTGGTGATTGCATCGTCCAGCGGGTTCAAGTCCGCATCGGAAATATCGTCAGATAGGTTGTCCCACCATGCGCCGCACTCAAGCACGTCCAACGCCCATTCAATCTGTTTCATTTTTTTCTCCTTTTAGCATTTGTTCCTTGCGTTCCTCAAGCCTTCCAACTAAATAAGCAGCACTCTCCCTGCACGTTGTATACTCCGTGCAATGTTCTGCACTCGCACGGGTTATCGTTCCAGTGTTCCACATTGCGCAAGCATACTCATGTATACATTCTCCACATGTTAGTGCGGAAGCTTTGGTTTTTGTCTTTTTAGCCATTGCCAATCCTTCCCAGGTTCATAACATCGTCCACTGATGCCGCACCTTTCAAAAACGCAATTGCAAATACGTCTTCTTCTTCGTATGTCATCTTTTGTCACTCTACACCCCGTATTTATCAGCCTGTGCGCAACCGTTCACAATGCCCGGGAGCTTTTTCGCCGCTTCCCTGCCTTCAAGCGTAAACACATAAAGACAACCAGCCTCTGTGATTACACCCACCTTAAGGTAGCCTTTCTCCGCGAGCGAGGCGAATGCTTTTGCCGCATCGTCGGGCGGTAGCCTCAGGTAAGCCCCTGCGTCCGCGATTCCTGCGATGAAAAAATGCTCCACCAGCTCCATCACCATGATTTCATTTTCTGTCATAATTCTCCTCCTTTTCCACGTCTGACATGTTGCGGTCAAACCCCTCGTATATCCCGATTAGGTCATGCTTGCACGTCTCGTTGTCGGGATTCCAGTCGCACTTACCGCCGTCCCGCACGTCACACATGCTGCACAGCTTTATGCGGTATCCGCAATGCGGACAGCGTATCACACTCCACGGGCTTTGGGTTATGTCGAGGTCGAGCCAATGCAGCGTCCCGTTTTTTCTTTTTATCATTATGATTCTCCTCCAATCCGCTTTGACAGTTCCATCAGTTTGCGCCGGAGGAACTTAATATCCCCCTGTATTTGCGTCCGCCTCGGAGTGCCTGTCGGAAGCAAGCCCCAGTGGTGTCCTTTTTCCCGCTCATCGCAAAGCTGATTGATGTCTTGCTGCAAGCAGTTGGCAAACACATCAACCATGTTCGCCAGCTTCCTAATCTCATCAAGGTTAATGTTGTTGTCCATGTCTCTGTCTCCTTTACACGCTTTTGCAAATTAACCACATTATCCAGACGGCTATTATAGCCGCTTCCAACCCTACTACTGTTACAAACGCCACCTTCGCCACTGTTCTCGGAGTGTCATTTTTGAATTCAACCTTAAGGTACGTTTCGGCAAAACTCAAAAACATCACCACCGCCGACGGCAGAATAACCGTTCCCACCGCCGCCCAAATCAGTGCTTGCAGCACTTTTTCGAGTGCCTCACTCATGGTGTCGCCTCCACCAGTCCAGCAGTACTTCCCCTGTCCGCTCTATCCAATCGCCTGCAAAGATTAACACCATGCAAGCGGCAACGGGGGCTAATGCCCAAAAGATTGCCCAGTAATTCATTTCGATGTTTCTCCTTTGGTTTTTGAGTGTCTCCGTCACTTGTCGTGTACTATTATACACTTGTTCGGGAGAATCGTCAAGCGTTTTTTTGCATTGTTTTTTATATATTTTTTAAAAAAAGAAGCCCCGTTATGAGGCTTCTTGTCGGTTCTATGTTAAGTCACAATTTAGTCACAAGTTAGTCACAATTTAGTCACACTTTTGCGTGTAATCGTCCATCTCGGGCTTGTGTGCCATCGTCCATGCGGCGCACATGCAATTCCACACAAAAGCGGCGGCGTGGTCTTCGTCCGTTTCGCCCGCAAGTTCTTTCATTAAGTGCCGCAAAGCTGAATCGATGTAACGGCTAATCGGAATGCCTTTTTGCCAGTTGTGTTCTCCATATTTCAATGCGCCGTTTTCAAAATGCCGTGCAACGTCGAGCATGAGTGCGAAAATGTCCTTGCGGGTTGCTCTTGCGTAACAGCACACAGCCCGAAAGAGACCGCCTGGGGTGCCGTCTTTTTTGAATTTGTCAATATATGCAATAACGTCCGAAAACATGCCCGATGCCGCATAATTCCCGTGCTCGTAAGTCCAGAGCAAACTCTCCATAATGTCCAGCGGCATCAAATCGAACCGCCCTTTGCCCTGCTGAATATCACGGACTGCACCTGTTTCAAACTCAGTGCGGTTGCCGCTGTCAAGAATCTGTGTCATTATCTTTCTCCGCCTTTCTCCATGTATATCCTTTGTGTGTTTTGCTTTCACCACGGCAACATCGGGAGACACACCTAAAACTGAATCCTGCTCTTCCCGCTGCCTGTGTGCTTTCAAAATGTATTTCGTGTCCGTCTTCCAGCGACGTTCCTATCACTGCATACTTTTTGTCAATAAGCTTTTTTTGCGCTTGCTTAATCGGGTTGTCTTCGTCCGGACAGTCCCGCTCCGCCCAGTTTGCCCAATACAGGTTTTCAGCCTTAATGTCTGTAAACTTGCCGTTGTATCTCTCAACTCGTTTTTTGTGTTGCGGGTCTGGGTTTGGAACGTAAACTTGCGCAACCAGCTTTGCGGCACTCCGTGCATACAAAATGCCGTTGCGCATAAGGTGTACATACCAGCCTTTATACACCTTTACCGCTTTTCCTGTTGCTTTCTCCCGAAAGTGTCCAAGGTTCGAAACTTCGTAATCTGGAAAACGCTTTACAGGCTGCCATGTCTCAACCATCGTTTACCTCCTTCCATGTGTAGCCCTTGTACCGTTTTTTTCGCCCACGAACGCAATTGCTTATACCGCAAACAAGATAGCCATCCCTTTCAGCTTCCTTCATGCTGTCGTAGTGAATCTCGCTGCCGTCATGGATTGACGTGCCGGTGATTCTTTTCTTGACAAAGGGGTGTGGGTCGCCTTGCTGTGCTTTGCGTTTATAAAGGGTTTCCCGCCATTCACCCCAGTACAGGTTTTCGGCTTCAATCCCTTTGTCATAGTCTATTTTCAACGCACAAGGCTTGTTGTTCGGGTTCGGCACGAAGGCTTCGGCGACAACTCTTTGCCGAGTTACGTTCCGCCACTTGCCGTCCTGTCTTATCTTCACCGTGTCGCTTGCGGGCTGTACAAATCTGCGTCTGCGGCAGTTAAATATCCTGCCTTTGTTGGATACGGCATATGTATTGTCCGTGCCGCTCACGGTTTTAAACACCTCTCCCGGCTGTACACCGTACATTGCCAGTCCTTCAAAGTTCTCCATTTTCTGCCTCCGTAATCGTCACTGTTATTTTGTCTTCCGTGCCGTACACTTTTATCATGTGTAGCTCGGTTATCTGTTTATCGTCATTATACACCAAACCGTTTAATGCGTCAAGTATAGCTTTTGCGGCATTATCGCAGTCGGGTTTCTGCATCATCGGCTTGCCGTCAAGCTCGGCACGTTTCTTTTTGCTCCAACTTTTGGGCATAGCGTAGAACGCACATATTTCGATTTTAAGCGGGGTTTCCGCTGGGTAAGGTATTTTATCGTCTGCACTCATCAAAGCCCGTGTATGAGCCTTTAAAGCGGTCTCATACGCCTGTGTGGTTTTCGGCGTGTATGCAACGTGCGTGTATGTGTTAATTCGGGGTCTCCCTTTGCCGATTGCCCGAAGGTTGTATACAAACTCCATTTTACACCTCCATGGTGCTGCGCAAGCGGTAGTTGCGGGTACGGTCACGTTTGATGTTTATGGTGTAACCCGCCGCCATCTCAACTATCCTGCCGCCTGTGGCTTCGTCAATGTCGATGATTTCACCGCTGGTCAGCTCGGAGGACACGATAGTCGGTTTGTGCCGTACATATCGGCGGTTGATTATGTCATACGCAAGGCGCACGTCCGCCGCTGTCGGTGCTGCATTGTTAACTGGCTTGAGCAAGTCGTCGATATACAGCAAGTCGCATTCGGCAAGCTCGTCAATTGCGGCTTTGTATGCCTCTGCATCATTGGCAACCGCCTTAATGCCTTGAGCCGTGCCAACCCATTGTGCGTACCTCGCAAGCCTGTTTGCCAGCAAGAACTCCCGGAATACCGCTGTGCAAAGGTGGCTTTTGCCCGCTCCGCTTTGCCCGCCAAAAAACAGGCAATGTGCTTCGGAATTATCCTCAAGTGCAGCCTTTGTGAAGGCTTGGGCGGTCTCCTTGAGCCTTGCTTGCCATGGTTCTGTGGTCTCATAATTGTCAAACCTGCAACGCTTGACCTCATCCTCAAGCCCGCTTGCCTTGAGCGCACGGATTGATTTACGCACCTTCATGCACTTGCACCTGACGTGCTGCATCTCTTCCTCACCGTGCTTGTTTATCCCTATGCGGGCAATGTATCCGCTATTGTGGCATGTAGGACAGTCCCAACCGTCCTGCTCGTTGAGTGTGCCGTGCGTGGTTGCGTTAAAATAGTCAACCTCTTCTTGCAACCTCTCATGAGGGGTCAGTGCCCTGAGTTTTTCAACCTCGGCTTTCATCTCGTCTGTGAGGGAAGCCATTAGATTCATTAACGCTTCGTAAGATTCATCAAACATTTTCTTTTTCTCCTTTCGGTTTTTTAAACAAGAATGCCGTATGCCGGATTCCATGCTTTTTCTTGCGGCTGTGCTTTAGCGGGCTTTACCGCCGTCCATGCGCTCTGCACGGTCTGTGCTGCCTTTTGGCTGATGGGGTAGAAGGACAGCCATTGTCTGTCAATGCTTTGCTGCACGATACCGACAGCACGCTCTTCGTTGCAAAGGCTGAGGTCATCAAGCTTCTGCAACACCTTTTTGATGCCGTATACGTTTATCGGGCGGTTGATTCTCTCACGCATTGCAATAAAATTTTGCAGTGCCTCTTTGAGGGGTCTGTAGTCCGTGTATTGGCAAATCTGTTGCTCCAAACTTGCCCTATCGGTATTATTATTATTATTTAAATTTAAATTATTAATATTATTAAA